ACCAGTCTGGTATCAGCGTAGGCAAGATCTTTGGTCTCCGTAAGCCTAAGTACAACAGCGACATCAGTGGCTCTGTACAGGACTTCGGCATCATCGCTCTAGACTCCGCACAGTAAGACTATCGCCCTCTCTTCGGAGGGGGCTTTCTTTTTTAAGGTATTAATCATGAAGATTGTAAGCAGTGAGCCATTACGAGTGGCAACCCTTGGCGGAACCGTCGTGTTGTTCGAAGCCGGTGTACCCCGCGAAATTGCAGACGAAATAGGCTTGTTAGCGATCCAGATGGGCGCTAAAGAATACAACGCCAAGTATGTTGAAGAAGAGGCAGCCGAGGTTGCTGAGTTCGAAGAAGTCTTGGAAGTACAGATAGCTGTACAACCAGACGCAGATTTAGTCACCTGCCTTGAGAAAATGATGGACGAAGGTGACCCAAAGAATTTCAAAGCCGATGGTTACCCCAAAGCTACAGCAGTAAACAAAGCGATGGGCACAACGATCGACAGCGACGCCCGAGAAGCCGCTTGGGAATCAATACTTAACTCATAGGTAAAACACGATGTCAGTAACAGTTCAAAGCGTCATTGATAGAGCACAGACAGTACTACAAGACACTACGGGCGTCAGATGGCCAGTTGTTGGCGAGTTGGTTTTGTGGATTAACGACGCACAGCGTGAGATTGCTTTACTGAAGCCAGACGCTAGTGCGACTAACGAGACTATTACTCTAGCCACCGGCACGAAGCAGTCTATCCCTTCTGGCGGTAACCGCCTTCTAAAGGTTGTGCGCAACATGTCAGCAGCGTCAGGCGGCACAGGTAAGCGCGCGGTACGTCTTGTCGACGCGGAAGTATTGAATGGTCAAACCCCTGACTGGCATGACCCCACAGTATCTGGAGACGCAGCTCACACAAATATCATTAAGCATTACGTGTACGAAGAGCAAAATCCGAGAAACTTCTACGTGTACCCTGGAGTTAACGGTAGCGCTTTCTTAGAGATTGTTTACAGCTCTAACCCAACTGCTGTCACGCAGGGCGGCGACTTATCGATTCCCGATATCTTCGCCAATGCCGTTTTGAACTACGTGTTGTACATGGCTTATATGAAGGACGCCGAATACGCTGGTAACCAGCAGCGCGCCTCAAGCCATTTCCAGCTCTTTACTACTTCTGTAACAGGTAAGGGCCAAATCGATGCGGTAACCAACCCGAATATGGAACGAAGAGCCCCTATGGGAGCATAAAAAATGGCGATTTCTTATGAGACGCTACTCCCTGAAATACTACCTATGGTTCCAGGGTGCCCTGACACGCTGATTGAGAATAATATTCGGTCAGCGGTTATCGAGCTGTGTGAAAAAGCTAGCGCATACCAAGCCGAGCTTGACCCGCTAACCACCGTCGCAAATATCTACGAGTATGACCTCGAGGCCCCAGCAGGCACGACGGTCCAGAGGATTTTGTGGGTGACCCACGCGGGCAAAGACATCGAACCACTTACATCGGCACTTTTAGAGCAACGCCTGCCCAAATGGCGAGAAGGTAATGGCGTGCCTGAATACTACGTTCAGCAGAGCCCTTCTTTAGTGTGGTTAGCCCCCGTACCTACTGTCACAAGCGTTTCAAGCACAATTATCCGAGCCGTCTTGAAGCCGACCCACACAAGCACGGCGTGCGACGACAGCGTAATGAACGATTACCGAGACACAATAATCAACGGCGCTCTGTTTAGACTCCTGCGGATTCCCAATAAAGATTGGTCGGATCTACAAGGCGCGAGCGTGTACGGCCAATTATTCAGCCAAGGTGTAGAAAACGCAGAGCGTAAGGCTCGAGGCGCGGACACAGGCGTAGCCAGGAAGGTTCGATATGGTGGAAGTTCAGGCGCATGGCGCACAAGACGTAACAGATATGGCATGGGCGGTTAGCGACCCTATTGCAACGGACATCACCTGCAATGCGCAGTGGGTGCTTCCAGCAATACAAGAAATTCTAGACGCTAATCTTATGCTGACATTTACACCAGGTGATGTGTACGCAGCATGCGAGTCTGGAGCAGCTACGTTATGGACAACAGAACATGGTTTTGTTGTGACAACGGGCGAAACGGACACGTTTACTGGGGAGAGAACAATGTTGATCTGGCTGGCTTGGGCCTATAAGCGAGGCATGAACCTGGTAACCAAGCACCAGGATTTTTTTGCTGGGCAAGCAAGACAACAAGGTTTTGTAAAAATGGAAGTCAGGTCAGCAGTCCCCGAGCTGAAAGACTACATACTTTCACAAGGTTGGGAATTAGACACCATTGTTTATACGAGAGAAGTGTAATGGGAAGCAAACCAAAACAAAAAGATTACGAAGCGTCAGAAGGCGAGAAAGCGTCGGCTTCTGTTGCGATGGCTGAGTATAAGTACTTCAAAGAGAAGTACGATCCGCTGCTACAAAAGATGCGAGATGAATCGCTGACTGACAAGGTTGATAAAAAACTGCGCGGGCGGGCTAATGCCGACACTATGCAGGCGCTTACCACCGGCCCTCTAGCGCAACAGTCGTTAACTGGTCAGGGTGCCGAAGGCTTGGCAACAGGTTATCAGGGGCAATTGGGCGCTGCGGATAAAGCCGCCGAAGAGATACGAAACCAGCAGCAAATGAATGTACTGGGTACCGCTAGAGGCCAAGCCTCAGACGCCCAATCTGGCATGGCTCAGGCCGCAAACCTTTCCACCTCTGAGGCCCTGAGTAGAGCGAAGAACAAGCAGGATGTAGCTAACGCTAAGATGACCGCAGTTGGCCAGGTGGCGGGAGCCGCGTTGTCGCAAGGTCTAAGCAACATGGGCACTAAAGGCACAAAAGAAGGCGCTATGCCAAAAGGACAGGCGGGGCCAGGCGCGCCAGAGACAGTCAAAGGCTCATTTTTCAGTCCTGTGGATGACTCTGGAAATAAAGTGTCCGGTTTTGGTAACCGTTTAGGTTATTCAGATATCTTTGGGGGCGGATGATGACTATAGCAAATCCAATGATAGGCGTGACGAAAGAAGATGCAAGTCGCGCAATGCAGATAGGTCGAGGTCAAGGGCTTGGCATTGTAAACCCAGGCAGCTTCTCTACGAGTAGTACGAATGGGTTAGGCTTGCCAACCGTAAGTGACCCTGACAAAACATATGCAAACATAACTCGACAAGAATATTTAGATTACGTGAACAACTACCGCGACTTCGAGGAACAAATGATCGAAGAGTCGCAAACTGACACGTCCCTTATTGAATCTGCAAGAGAGAACGCAGGTATTGCATCAGGGCTGGCTCAGGGCATTTCTGACCGTAATGCTAGCCGTTACGGAGCGCAACTTACTCCCGCTCAAATTCAGCAGCAAACTCGCGGCCTAGAGCGGGCTAATACCCTCGGCGCGATCCAATCGGTCAACGACGCGACGATTGCACAGGATGAGTTAAACCAGCGAAAACTCGCTGATCTAATCAATATAGGCCAAGGCGTGAATAGATCATCCCTAAACCAGATGGGCTCTGCGGCAGCGAACGCTACGCAAAGAAAGAACGCATATGACTCAGCCAAGGCTGCTTCCAAAGCTCAGACGTACAGCACACTCGGTTCGTTGGGCTCGATGGCAATTATGGCACTGGCATTTTAAAGAGAGAATTTTATGTCCCTTTTAGAAGGTATTTTAGGCGGTGCGCAGACATCAATGGCGTTCAATCAACAACGAACGACTAACAAACTCAATCGAGATAAATTCGACGAGCAGAGGCGCCAGTACGACCAGTCGTACGACGAGAGCGTTCGCCAGTTCAACATCAATGATGTGTATAACAAAGACCAAAACACTCGGCTAAACGCTAAAGAAGCTCGGGATGCTAAAAAAGCTGGAATAGAAGCTGTAACAGCCACTAACGATAGGTACTACGAGACACTAGATGTTGGCGGCTACATTGCTCAAGACCGCATGAGCCTTAATTACAACAAGATAAATGCAGACATCGCTGCGGGAAGAGGTAGTGATCGATTCGGCGCTGCAGAGCAAATTGTTTTGGGTTTCGCCACGCAGTACGGGAACCTACCTGAAGGCTCAAAAGCAACCAGCGTAGAAGCACTTGACGGTGGTGGGTACGCCATTACCGTTACCAACGCCGACGGCTCAAAAGGCGTGGTGACCGAAGACGGATCGAGTGGGTCTGAATCAAGCGTAGTTCGATTTGCTCCTGGCCAGCTGGGTAGACTTGCGAATACCCAGTTCCAACGCGAAGTTGCGACTAACACAAGTAAGTTTGATCCCACTGTAATGCGGACCAATCTAAATCTGATTGATGCGGATTCAAAGCAGCAAGCACTTAACGATCAGCAGAGCGATTTTCTAGCAGAGAAGCAATACGAGAAGCAGGTTGTTGATACCGCAAAACAGACAGGGAACGTTGGTTTAGTCAGAGGCGTCGAGAGTGCTATTGCTGAAGGCGGTAAAGAAACTACTCAAGCAATCGGTGATGACCTCGGCGTTCCTAGACCGCAAACAACTGTTAAAGCAGAGGCCGCTCAGATTGATGATAGCGAAGCCACTAACACTGATACCGCTACTTCAGATCAAAAGCCCGCGGTAGCAGCTTTTGACATGAAGGCCGTTGACCGTACTACAAAGGCAGGCCGTTTAATTCTATCGATCGAAGGTAACGGCGCAGTGAATCCGAGAGCGCAAAAACCTAAAGAATGGATGCAGAAAAGAAACCGCCCTAAGCTCGACGAGTGGCGAGAAGAATTAGTACAGCGGATAGCGGCTACTGAGAAAAACAGAGCGGGATTATCTAACTTTAAAACTCCGCCCCCTGAGAAAGATGGCTTGCTGAAAGACAAAGCGGAGCTAGCAATGATTGACGGCTACCTTGATAAAGACAAGCCAGCTCTCTTCACAGCGGACCCTGCGACAGATGCTGTAGCGGAACAAGCAGCAGGCAAAACAACAGAACAGATTGCAGAAGGTGTTAACGACGGGACTATTAAGGTTGATCAAGCGACAGTTCAGAAAGTTGCTGACAAACTACGACGAGAAGGTCTTAAAGAGATCCGAGATCTTAAACGCCTCACTGCTAAAGACGCTGCAATTGCACGTGCAGCCATTATCGCCTCTTCGCCAGACGCTACCATCCGAGCAAGTATGACGCAGGAGATGGTTAACATATTTGATAACACAGAAAACAGCCCGAGCATGACTCGCAAAGACGAGCTGTCTTTACAGAATAGCGCTGCTGATCGTGCTTATAGGTACGATAACCTTCGTAGTGACATGGCGAAAACAACGCGCTCTTGGAACGACGCAGCAAATAAAGAAGCATCAGACGTTCTTGCTGGGGCGCAGGATGTTTTCTTCGGGCCAGAAAGAGACGAGGAAAACTTCGACTATGACTCTGCCGCGAAATTCCTCCGAGGCAAACCTTTCAACAAATTTAACATTTGGTTGAAGCAAAGTGACCGTACTGACGAGGAAATAGCTAACGCAATGCCAGGAATGGGTGCCACTTTAAGTTTAACCATAGCCGCTATGGCTGGCGAAGAGTCCGGCGGTAGAGGCATTACAGGTAGGATTAGAGAGTCAGTAATTGACTTTATTAGTCGAGACGAAGTCGAAGAGGCGGTAGATCCTGCTGACTTTGATGCAAGCCGACTACGAGTCGACGACCCTGGCGTTGATGAAAATGGTGTATCGAAGGCGACTCAAATCTACTACACAGACCAAGACGGTAACATCTTGAATGAAGACGGCGGTTTGCAAGCCCTCAAGAATCTACAACCTGAGATGTACGCGAACGCACTAAGCATTGGTATCTACAACACCCGCAAAGCGAACGGGGGATAAAGTGTGGAGCCTGAATTATTCGAGATTTTCCTCAACAACGGCACTTTCGATCTCCCCGAAGATCGAGGACCAGATGGTGGCCCAAGTAACAGGGACATAGCGCAAGGCAATGTTGAAGACCCAATTGGTGTAATTGCCCCTGAGTCTTTGACAGAAGCATTTAGCGCGGGCCGCAAATCGGGCGGTGCTTCCCTCGATGCAGACATCGAATATTTCGGAGCACTGTTCAATACGCTTACTGGCGACCAAGAGGCCGCAGAGGACAATGTCCGTCGTGCTCGGATCAAAGAAGCCCAAGCTGCTATTCCCGTTTCCACAATGGAGTCCTTCGAAGAGTTCTACAACGAACCAACGATCGAAGGCTTCTTCATGCAGGTCGGTAAAGGTACGGGCGAGCTCTTCGCCCCTGCTGTATCCAGCATAGCAAGTGGCGGTATCGGTGGTATCACAGCTGTTCTTGGCAAGACAGCACTCAGCAAAGGCGGTAAGGCTGTAGCTAACCGTATCGTAAAAGATGCGCTGAAGAACACCGCTGACGGGACAGCTGATGCCGCAGAAAGAGAACTCGCACAGTCCGCTTGGGGTGTATTTAAAGCAGGCGCGTTTGTCGGCGCAGGTACATCAGAGTACGTACCACTAGCTGGCGGCAACTTGTCAGAAGCCCTTGAAGCTGGGCAAGATCTCAATGCAGATACAGCAAGACGAGCAGCCCTTGTTGCTGCTCCGCAAGCCTTGTTAGGTGTTGGGGCTGAAGCGGGCATGCTGAAGTTAATTGGCAACGTTGCTAAGAAGCGCGCTGTCAAAGAAGGATCACTGTTCGGTAAGTTAGCAAAAGATATTAGTGGCACCGCGCTTAAAGGCGGCGTTATGGAAGGTGCTACTGAAGTTGCGCAAGAAGGTATTGGTGTCCTCAACCGTATGGATATGGACGATACTTACACCACCCAAGACGCGAAAATGCGCTTGGCACAGTCTGCGTTCGCAGGCTTCTTTGGTGGTGGTGCAGCGGCTGGTGCTGGTGGAACCGTAGGTAGCGTCTTTAACCAAGCGAACCAGCTCATCGAGAAAGGTCGCCAGGCAGAGGTTGATCAGCAAGTCAACGAAGAGCAGTACGGCGACGAGATATTCGGCGGGTACACTTCTAACGAAGCGCAGAGCGATATAGCGGCTCAAGTGGATGCAATGAACGACCCTACCAGCTCCAAGCAAGCAGTCTGGTCAGCGGGCAACCAATCTGTGTTCGGCGCAAAAGAGAACACTATTACCCCCGTAAAAGTCGAGGGTTCAGACACGCCAACATACGCAGCATTTGTCCCTGGACGTGGAACAATTGTTTCTACCAGCGAGCAGATTGTCGCTGACGTAATCGCAGGCGAAGCCTCTGACTCAATCCTCCAAGCAGCACTTGGGTACAGCAATGTTAAGACTGAAGATGGCAACCTAGCGGTAGTAGTTAAAGACAGCCAAGGGCGCATAGTCTCTGAAGAGCTAACGACTGAAGAGAATCGAGCAGCAGCAATCGAGGCAGCAAAAAAGCTAACGCCGCAAGGCGGTAGTTACGATGTCGTGTCTGCCCAGCAAGCATTGGAAGAACGAAAGCGACGTGTTGAGAAAGAGCGCGGCCCAGTAGTTCGTCCGATGAATGACCAAGACTCTAAGCAGGTCAACAAAGAAATGGGGTTCGGTAGCAAGACTACTGGGTTCGACGAAGGCGGCGGTATCTTTGAACCAGAGGTTACAAAACTCAAAGAGTACGCCCCTCGAAATACGGAGAGAGAGTACGAGAACACTAAGCCTACTCAGGAAGCCTTTAAAAAAGAGTTTGGCGATGAGATGGACATCGACTGGGACAGTGACTACTTCGGCGGCATGAGTGAAAGCCTGATGAAGGCGGCTGTTGCAGCTAAGAAGGCGAACCCTACTGCTCTGGTAACTATTACTGAGGGCAAAGACGGTGCATACGAATTAAACCTCGAGACCACCCCAGACACGGAAACTTTTTCGATTGGGGGTCAAGAGCAGAAGCTACCCATCGGCGAATTCTTATCGCAGTCAATAAAAGACGCAGACCGCGTTGCAAAGAACGATGACTTCAATAACAAAGACGCTGCTGAGGCTAAGGTCACAGTTGTTGATGAGGGCGGTAAAGAGACAACGGCTATTCTGGCTGATCTAGTTAACGCTGGTCGGAGAATCTTACAGACGCGCGAGGGTTCAAACTTTAACCAGGGCGGACCCACTGAGTCTGCTGCCGCCGCATTCTCGGCGATAATGTCTGAGCTACAGCTCTCTAATTATGATGTTCGTGACCAAGCAACAGGTGAGTCCTTGTTGTCTATGGATCAGCAGCAGCTTAAAACTAGCACTGGCGGATTACGCGCAGGTGGCACCAAACAGTCTCCCCTCACCCTTGATCAAGTTCTGACTCAGACGCAGCCTACAGAAAAAACGCCAAAGTCATATACAGTCTCGGGCTATGATCAGGGCGGGCCGTTTGAATACAGCTTTCCTACAAAAAAAGAAGCGAAAGCAGCAAAAACCGATTTTGAAAATCGCGGTGCAAACGGCGTACGTATTACGGAAAACAACACCTACACTGATGCGACGTTTGCTGACCAGGAACAAAAAGCGGGTATAACCGCAGAAGACGAAGTTCTTGAGAGCGCGCGGCAAGAACTTGGGGACCTCCCACTCTCTGGCTTAAATCTAGAAGCTGGCCCTGTAGAGAACAGAGGGTATTCATCCGCGAAGCCTAAGCGTAAAGGTGGTCGCAATCCAATGAACGCGACTTACCCAGCGGGCAACATCGGACGCTTGGCCACGCAGGTCGCGTCCGCCCTGGTCAAAAAGCTCAGGCTACAAAAACCTGTCTCTATTCTTGGCGTGAAAGAATTGGCGCAAATGTCAGAGGCTAAGTTCAACGAGATGTTTACAGACCCCCGTGTAGCAGCTGCTGTACGCGAGCAGATGAACGCTCTCCAAGACAACACGACTGCGCTGGGCCGATACATGGGCTTTAACGATGCGCATGTGATTCTTGTAGACAACCGTTCAGACAACCAGCTTCAGACAGCATTGACCACGGCTCACGAGCTGGGGCATGCGTTGATCCAAGAAGAGATGGCTGGCTCGTTGGAAAACTCAGCGTTATACCGCCGCCTAGTTAATGACTTCGAGAAAGCTCGCGCGGCTAAGGATGCCCCCGCTGCCTACCAAGACCCTAACAACGAGCTGGCTTTTGAGGAATGGTATTCCGACCAGGTAGCAATCTACGCGAAGAATATATACCTGAAACAAACCCTACCAGCTAAGAATATGGCAGCTAGCCACTTTAAGAAAGTTGCAGACAAGCTCGTCTCTATGTTCAAGAGCATGTCGCAAGAGATGCGACGTAGGTTCGGTAAAGACGCACAGAGCCAGCAGTTCACTGAGTATATGGACTCGCTCACTGAGAACAAGCGCCGATACTGGACTGCTGCGAAGAACAAGGTCGGTACGAAAGAAGCTACATTCCAGCAGAAGGCTCTTGTCAGAGCTATTGAAGACGCAATGCCTAAGTCTAAATTCGAGAAAGGCGTTGAGTCTCTAGCTCGATTAGTTAAAGAAGTACTGAGTAATCCTACTGTGCGCAAAGCAACACAGCTTGTTCGTACAGAGGATGGCGTACTGCGAACCATTAGCACCAAGATTGCAGACATGATGTATGTACCTGCTCAATCGGAAGGCAAAGGTTCAGACATGGGTTTCGTAAAGCGTAAAGCGGCAATCCGTAAGCGCATGATGAACGACGTGCGGAAGATTCTTGGGTCTGATTGGACTACCCCTGAAGCTACAAAAATTTTAGAGCTTGCGAGAGACTCTGACATCTCAACTGAGCAACTAAGCGAATATGGCGAAGCTGGCGCTGACGCAATTAAGGTGCGAGAGTTCCTGAGCAAGCTGTACGATAACTACATCTCGAAGACTCCAGGTAACACGATTGGTAAGCGCGATAACTTTTTCCCTGTGGCTCTAGATCTCGCAGGGATAGTAGATGACCCAGAAAAATTTGTAGGTGTTTTGCTACGCGAAGATCCATCGATACCGGCGAGCAAGATACGAGACATCGTGCATAATCTTGTCCAGCTGCAAAAACGTATTTTAGACGACGATGAGATAAGTGTTGATGCTACTGATCCGTCGGCTGTTGCTGAGTCTGCTCGAGTTCTAACGAATAGTATAAATCCTGACAAGCTCTCTGAGTTTATGCTGCCCCCAGCGGAAGCGTTGCAGGAATATATACGAGACCAATCAACTCGTAACGAGTTCCTTCGTGCAACTCGCGCGCCTGACGGTACTGACCTTTTGCAGCAAGAGCTCGACAAGTTGTCGCCTGTTGACAGAGAAGAAGTTGTTGCGATGCTCGAGAGACACATGGGCTACAGCCGCAAACCGCTCGGTCCCAAGCTACGAGCCGCCAATAGCTGGATGCAGTTATTCCAGTGGGTCACGCTGCTTCCTCTCGCTACTGTGTCCTCGATTACGGAGCTGGGCGGAGCTGTGCTGAACGGCAAAGACTTTGATGCGTTCGGCATGGCATGGAAGGCCATGAAAGAAACCATTCAGAATCCAATAGAAGCTAAAGAATTGGGTGAAGATCTTGGCGTTACGTCAGAGCGCACGATGGAAAACATGATGATGACCGACGCTGATCATGAGTACATGGACCCTAAAGCGCGGGCCATTGGCGATAAGTTCTTCCGAGTGATTGGCCTTGATTGGTTTACCCGTTTTACCCGAGAGTTCGCTTCTAACATGGGCGTACAGTTCATGTTGCGCCATGCAGTAAATGATAGTGGTAACCCACGATCGGAGCGTTACCTAAGAGACCTGGGCGTGTCAGCGGCAGATGTAAAAGCGTGGGAAGCAGATGGTAGGTCATTTGACTCTGATGCAGGGCGTCGAGTCCAAGACGGACTGACAAGATTCGTAGAAAGCTCGATGTTACGTCCGAACTCTGCAGAGCGCCCTTCCTGGGCAAACGATCCTCGCTTCGCTTTGATCTGGCAGCTAAAGAGCTTCTTGTACTCCTTCTCCAAAACTATTGGTGGCGGCATTATCCGCGAAGCCAAAGCACGAGCGGCTGAGCCAGGGATGACAGGTCTTGAGAAGCTAGGTGGTGTTGGACTTACTCTGGCACTAGCTGGTGTTGCCTTCATGCCACTGGCCATGATCAGCCTCGAGTTGCGCGAGCTAGCTAAGTACTTGATTGCAGGCGTACTCCCAGGCGTCAATCAGAGTGGCGGCAGGTATTTCCGGTCTGATCGTATGGATTGGGACCAGTATATGACTGAAATCTTTGATCGATCTGGTTTCAACGGGCCCATGTCAATTGCCACCTCAATGATGAACGCCGACAAATGGGGCAGTACTCCACTAGCGCCGTTGCTAGGCCCAACTTATGACCTCGCAGAGTCAGCAGTACTGGATGGGTGGGAAGTTATCCCTGACAGAATTATTCCTGGCTACAGCATTGTTTACTAACGGGTATATATTATGAGCATATTCACAGCGCTACTCGGCCCCGTAGCAGATCTAGGTAAGACCTACCTGAGTAACAAAGCTGAAGAGAAACAGGCGAAACACGAAGCCAAAATGAGCGTTATCCAGAACGATTCGGACTGGGAAGCAAAGATGGTAGATGCGTCTGCCACCTCGTGGAAAGATGAGTTTTGGACTATAATATTAGCCATACCAATATTTATGGTGGGCTATGCGATTATAGCTAATGATATGACGGTAGTAGAGCGCGTTCAGCAAGCATTCTCAACGCTAAACGATCTACCTGAGTGGTATCAGTACTTACTATTTATAGCGATCTCAAGTTCATTTGGAATCAAGGGCGCATCGAAACTTATGGGGATGCGCAAGTGACCGATCCAGAGACAAACAGACGTTTCGACAGGCTTGAGGTCAAGATAGACAAGCTGACCGAAGTGCTAACCAACGT